ATACAACGAAGGCACCCCCCACGGTCCGCCGCCCGACCAAACCCAAATCAATTCGGAACGATGCTTCCGCGCAGCCGATTGCGGCAGAGTCGATGACCAAAGAACAGTTGCTACGCCGCTTCCGGACGGAACTTCGCGAAGGCGTTATCGACGAAGACGAGTTCGAGGCGCTGCGCGATATTTACGAGTTCTAGCTCCACGCCTGGCCGGTGCCTTCGACCAGCAGCTCCACGCCCTCGCGGCGCTGGACCTCCAGCGGGGGCTGGATCAGCTCGAAGCGCTCGCCATCGATGGCGACGGCATCGGCCGCTGTCAGCGTGCTGGTGATGCTGTCCCGGCGCAGCCACAGCGAGTAACGCGCGAAGCTGTGCCGCCCATCGCCCTCGGCCCGCTCGCCGCCGGGCAGCGGCTTGCGCGAGGCCCAGCGGGTGCCGAGCACCTGCCAGCTCTCGACCTTCTGCAAGCCGTCATGATTCACCGTGCGGCGCAGCAGCTGCACCCGACGATCAAGGTTGCCGGCTTTCAGCATATCAGCCCGTCACCGCGCCCATCGATGCGATCGTCTGCTTGAGACCCCACGGGACCTCGGTGACGATGTTGCCTACGTTCACCGCTTCGCGCGTCGCGTACCAGTGAGCGATCAGCTGCAGCGCGGCGGTGCGGAAGATCTCGGGCACGTCGCTGGCGGCGGGGCCGTAACCTGCGGTCCAGGTGACAGTCACCGCGTCGGGCCGCGTTGCAGTCTGCGGCCAGGTCGCGCCGTACTCAAGCTCGATGGCGGGGCCAAGCGCGGTCGTGATAAGGTGGAAGCGGTCGAAGACCTGCTCACCGCCAAGCGTGTCGCGGTAGGTCACGACCGGCGCAGTGCGGACGAGCCCGAGCGGCAGCAGCAGCTGTGCCTGCATCGGGAAGTCGGAGAAGCGCTGGCGCCACTGCTGGTCGACCAGCGCTCGGCCGAGCAGGCCGGTGTAACCGTCGAGCGCCGCCTCGGCCGACAGGACCAGCGAGGTCAGCAGCGTGTCCTCTGCGGTCTCGTCGTCCTCGATCCGCAGGAACTGCTTGACCTCCTCAAGCAAGATCAGGCGGGTTGCCGGAGCAGTCACCCGCTCCGGCTTTTGCGCGCGCATCGCTTAGTCGCTGATGCGGGTCAGCGCCGAAACGGTGGCGTGACGGGCCACCGGGCGGCGACGCGGCTTCAGGATCGCGGTCACAGTGCCATAGGTGATGTTGGCGGCGGCCGAGGTGCGGACCAGCTGGACGAAGCGCCGGGCCGGACGTGCGACCTCGACCACCAGGAGCTGGCCCTGGACGTCGTTGTTCGCCGCGCTGGTGACGGTCGCCACCGCGCCGCTCACAGGAGCCATGCCGGCGTCGCTATCGGTGTCGTTGTTCTCGACCGTGGCGGTGGCAACGCCCGTCGCGACGCTGCCGGTGATCGGCACGAGGAAGGTGACGCTGTCGTAGTCCGCCATGTCGATGCGATCGGAATTGTCATCGATCGTGGCACCCGCAGCGATCGGCGCACCGACCTCGCGGATCTCGAAGTGTTCAGTGAAATTGTGCATCGGAGCCTCCATGGGCACAGGGGAAAGTGCAGGGGCGACGCGCGCGGCGCCGCCCCCGGGGGTATCAGGGCCCGGCTTACGCCGCGAAGCGCATTGCCTTGATCGCCTCGAAGTTCACCACCGCCCCGCCGGTGCGGCGGGTGGTGTAGAACTTGACGAAGGGCTTGCGGGTGTAGGGATCGCGCAGCACACGGGTGCCCTGGCGGTCGACGATCTGGTAGCCCTCGGCGAAGTTGCCGAACCACAGCGACAGCGAGCCTGCCGCCAGAGCCGGCAGATCTTCGGCACGCACGATCGGGTAGCCGGCAAGCTGCTCGGGCTCGCCCAGCACAAGGCTCGGCTGCCACAGGTACTGGCCCTGACCGTCCTTGAACTTGCGGATCGCGGTGATCACCTGGCGGCGGGTGACGAACGCCGCGCCCTGGAGGTAGGCGGACTTCAGCGTGCCGACCAGGTCGTGCACGCGATCGGCCGGGTTCGACGCGGTGAAGCCGCCGTTCGCGCCCGAGTTGACCACGCCGATCGAGCCCCAGGCAACGCCCGAGCCGTCATCAACCGCGACCGGGTAGCTGGCGAAACCGCGCGGGCGACGCACGCCGTTGCCGGTGACATAGGCAGCGTTCTCAAGACGGCCGAAGCGGTCACCCACCTTGGTGCCCAGCCAGGCTTCCATGTCCACCGAGGCGTCGTCCAGCAGCTTCTGCGTCGCGTGCGGTTCGGCGTACATTTCGTGCACCGGGATCTCCCACTCGCCGAGCTGCGGAGTGTCGCTCTCGGGGCGGGTCTGGGTTTCGCCAACCCAGCCAGCGCCGGCCTCGCCGAGGTCCTCGGTCCCTTCGAGCTTGTCGGTCGAAATGGTCTGGACCGAGGCGATCCGGCGGATGTCGCTGGTCTCGTAGATCCGCTTGACCATCCGCCCGGTGGTGTCGGGGGTGACGAGGAAGCCGCCGTCCGCGTCGACGCCAACCTGCAGCGACTTGAGTTCGTCGCCGCTCAGCGCGTCCTTGCCATAGCGCAGCTCCTTGGTGCGGGCCTTGCGGTAGTCCTCGAGGCCCTTGTGATCGAGCGGGGTGAAATCGCGCCGGCGATCGGCGGCCAGCGCGGCCATCGCCAGATTGATTTCCTTCAGCTCGAGCTCGGCCTTGGCACCGTCGCCGTCGCCCTTGATGTTGTGGCGCTGCAGGCGCAGCTCGAGCTCCTCGCGCTCCTTGCGCTCGGCGGCGATGGCCGCTTCAAAGTTCGTCTTGGCTTCGACGGCCTCTTCGATCGACTTCTCGATGCGCGAGAGGCGCTCGACATCGAGAGCACTCTGCGCGCTCTTCTTGTCCATCTCGGACTTGAAGGCGTGCCAAGCCTTGCCGAGCTGCTCGATCGCGGCAACGGGATCGTTCGGCAGCTTGGTGTCGTCCTTCTGTTCGATGGGCGCGAAGGAGCTATCCTGCTCCAGCAGGTTGATGGTCTTCATCGGTTTTCCTTTCGGGGGGTGGAGGGTCAGTCGGTCCGCAGCGCAGCCAGCGCGCGGGCGGTCGCGTCGTTCAGACGCTGGAGCTGATCATCACCCTCCCGGTGATCGATCGCCGTGAAGCCCTTGGCGAGGATCGCCTTGGCCTCGTTGGAGGAGAAGCCCGCATCCCGCAGGGCGCTCTCCGCATCTCGAATGGTCAGACCGCTGCCCGACTTGATCGAGCCGATGCGGGCCTTGGGGTTGGCCGGAAAGGTTACGAGGCTGATCTCGACCAGCTCGACCTCGTGCAGTGTCCGGCGCGGTTCCTCGGGCTTGGTGCCCATGGTGAACTTCTTGGCGCGATAGCCGATCGACAGGCCGGTCAGCGCCGGGCGCGGCTTCATCTTCATGAGGCCCAGCGCCTCATTGCCGCGCTGTGTGTCGGCCAGCACCCCGGTGACGAGGAGGCCGTTGTCGTCCTCGTCCATTTCGGTGTAGATCCCGACCGGGGTGAGATCGTCAGCCGACATCGCCCACCCGCCGTGCTGCATCAGCATGGCCGGCCAGTTGCCGGTCTTCTTGGCCTCGCGGATCGTTTTCCTGAAGGCCCCCTTCTCGATCACGTCGCCGTAGGAATCGAGGTTGCCGAACACTGCGCCATAACCGGTGAAGGTGCGCCCCTCCTGCCCGTCATCGCCCGCGAACTTGATCTCGCGCAGCGGGAAGGCGCCGCGCTGGATGATTTCCCCGATCGCCTTGATCTCGGTTGCCGCGCGCTCAGTTTTCAGCATTATCGTCCTCATCTTCAGGGGCAGCACCCGGTCCGGGGTTCATGGCGCCGCGGCTCAGCTCGTCGGCCGGCCCGCCGCGCGGGGGCAGCTCCTCGAGCCCGCGGACCTCATCCTGGGTCATCCAGGCAGGCGTGCCGCCTGCGCCCAGCGCCTTGGCGTAGAAGTCCCCGCGATCCTTGGCAGCGCCGCGCATCAGCGCGTTGGGATTGAACTTGGTATAGAGCCCGGCGGCCCGCTCCTCGGTCGTGAGGAGGTTGACGTCGGCCGACTGCTCAAGCCGCTCATACCAGGGCATCAGGCAGTGCACGACGTGGGCGAGGAACAACTGTTCTGCGCTGGCATAGGTCGGGGTGTTCGACTGCCCGATCATGATCGGCATCACCCGCACAGGACGGCAGATTTCCTCGACCTGATAGCGCCGGGTCTCAAGGTGCTCGGCATCGACCCCGGACATCTGGGTCTTTTCGAACTTCGCCTCGTTGTCGAGCAGCAGGGTCTCGCCCTCACGCGGCCCGCCTGCCCGGTACTGGTCCATCCAAGCGGCGAGCTGCTCGAACTTCTCCTTCGTGAGCTGCGGCTTGACGGTGTAGATCCCCGAGACCCTCGCCCCGCCCTTGTGGAGGTCAGCGTGTGCGCTCTCGGTGGCGAGCGAGAGGCCGATGGCCTCGCGGGCAAGCCGGGTTATGTCGAGCCCGATCCAGCTGTTCCAGCTCGGCCCGCGCACGTGCCAGACATCCTCGGCCGGATACTCGCGCTCGCTCCCGCTGCCCTCGGGGCGATGGAAGTACCGGAGGCGGCGGTTCTCGTCCTGCTCGACCCGCATATAGCCCGGTTCGAACGGCTCGAGAGCAGCAAGCCGCCGCGCGCTGCCAACCCGCAGCTTCTGCAGGAAAGCATTGCCACCAAGCACCGTGTGGAACATCAGCGTCTCGCGGAACTCGAAGCTGGTCTGCCACGCGTTCGGGCGGCGATAGAGCAGATCGTAGAGCGGGTGGTCGCGCGCCTCCATGCGGCCAGGTCCGCCGAGATGGACCTTCCACGGCACCTGCGCCACACCGTCAGCAAGGACACGCGCACAGGCCAGCATGGTGGTCACCTGGAGCGCGCGCTCCCAGGTGACCCGCTCCCCCGCCCGCGACATCGACCCGCGCGACATGATGCGCAGCAGATCCCGACTCGACATCTTCGCCTCGCCGGTCGAGGCCGGAGCCAGCAGGCTCCCGAGCAATCCCCGCATCAGCCGCGCCGCGCTGCCAGCACGCTGGCCGCGACGAGGATCAGG